CTTCGTAGTTCCATTCCATAGGTATGAACAAAGAATAGAGTCCTGAACTTGTCTGCCCATTGCGGTTTCTCTTTGTAACATCTGATCCATTGTATAATTTTTTAAAGTTCTCGCCACCTTTGTCTAACGCGTTAGATGTTGATCCCATCATACATTTTCCAATAATTCTAGAACCTAATCTTAGTGTTGTTTTTGTAACCCTCCAGTTATTTAATATATTATTAGGTCTTTCCCACTTGCCGGACTCGTCATGAACAAGTAGTTTTAATTTTTCTCCATCGTAAGCGTTGTCCCCTGTGTTTTTCCAGTCAATCGTCGTATCGAGTCCTGTGATTGCCTCCAATTTATTATTTGAGTCAAGTCCTCTACGGGTAAGTTTTGAGGCGGGTACTCTGTATGCAAGTTCTGTTTTAGGTCTATCCATTCCGTCTTGTATGGGTTTGAAAAAGAACGGAAAGTTAATGCTAATGGGTACAACTTTATCTGTAAACATTTTTTTGGCATCGGCTCCTGATTTGGATAATATACCAAAACGTGAATCACTTGATATGGTAGCCATATTAACTGCTTCTCCGGAGGCCATGAATGAAAATCCACTACGCCTGTTTTTAAGATATGACATTCCGTAACATCTTCTATCTGCTTTACAAGCTTCCCAAAAGATATAGAATAATCTGTTTGACTCCCTAAAATCTGGCTTCCCAACATCAATCTTTGACCACTGCAAATACATGTACTGAGTACCAGTAATATAAGTAGGCTTGTCTTTGTTAAAAAACCAAAAACCTTTTTCACGCCTTTGAAACTCTTCTTCAATATAATCATACCATTGCTCTTTAAAATCTTCAGAGTAATTCTTCCAATCAAAAACAGTTTTAATGTTTTTTAATTCCTTAGGGTACTCCGCCGCTTTCCATTTATTACCTTCGTTTTTTACTACATCAGTAGCCTTTGGTAAAGCTATTATTAAATTTTGTATTTCATAGATCTCTCCAATCTCACCGGTCTTGCTGATAATAACCATATCATGGTCTTCGTCATAACCGTACTTCCATTTCTTAAACTTATTGTTTCTATTTAAGACCTTGGGTTTTACATGGTTAGGTAATACCTTATACAAACTTTGCTCGTACATTATTTAGATCTACCTTCAGCGAATCCTTTAAAAGCTTTTTCTTCTTTAACTTTATTAGGTTTCTCGTTAAGAATATTATCTTCTTCATCAATACGTTTAAGTATTTCAAAAGCATCGAATATTGCTAGTTTCTTTGTAGCGGCAGCATTTTTAAGTTTGTCAGCAGTCAGATCATCATCTGAATCGACAATAAGTTCTTTTGCTACTTTAACTAATTCAGCTATCGCGATGTGCCCAGCTTGGATTATACTCAATTTGGTTTCCTTGGTGTTCATATTTGATTACAATATCATTAGATTTCATACAGAAAACTCGCTGCTCGTCAACGATAAAATCCCATTCGCTATTAGGTGTAAAACCTACTACGTCTCCTGGGTTAATATTAAGTGCTTTTAAGGACTTATTACCATACTTTAGTATACCAATAAGCTTTTGCTCTTTATCGTTTGTTAGAATGTCTTCGTTCTTTAGAGGCATTACAAAACATCTGTCACCAAATGAGATCCAATCCTCTGTATTCTTATACAAATATATTTGATCAATAGCACAGAAATATAAATCATCTTTAAAATATGATCTACTATTCTTTTTCACACCCTTCATATCATAGAATACTCTAAAAACATTATGATGTATTAATACTATATCTCCTTTTTTTATACTTGTTTTAAAAGCTTTTGGTGTTTCTACTACAACCGCTAAGTTATTAACAGATTTAAAACTTTCTATTTTAGTATTTAAAACTAAAGTCTTGTCACCAATCTTTATCTCGTTTTCGTATCTATCACCAAAAGGCTTGATGATGAAGTCGTACAAGCTCTTCATTAATACTCTAAATCGTATTCAACAGATATTGCCATGTTAGAGTTAAATTTCTTCCATGGCATTACCTCATCTTCTTTTTTAATGTATATGCTGTAAGAGTTTGATTCTTGATCGTGTAGTATAGCTGTAATAGTATGTCCACCATAAACGTTCTGCCCAACAGCGTAGTGCATGGCATCGTTTTTATAGTCAGAACCTATACTGATCTTTCTTACAATAGAACTCATTACGCTTTTTGCATAACAGGTTTATCAACTTCTTCGATAGGAGTGTAACTACCATCTGTAAGATCAATATGAACTTGACCATACTGTTCTTCTAGTTGTTTCTTAGTTCTTTCCAAAACTTCAGCCGCGTTTACTTGTACTTGTAAAGCTTCCTGCTTTTTGCTTTCAATATATCCAATATCAATAAATGCATTCTGCAATTTACCTTGTTGTTCTTTGATAGCTTCTAACTGCTCAGGTGTGATAGTTTTAACTTCTTTTGCCTCTACTTCAATAGTCTTTGTTACTTTACTCATAATTTAATTTATTAGATTTGATTTATATATTTATATAGTTACCTGTTTTTATATTATTTACATGCTACCAATCCTGTCGCTGTAGTTCCAGTTGCTACAACATAATCAACGGCTACCGGCAGTATCGTTCCAATAGGTACAGCTGTAAATGTAACTGAATCCGCAAGAGCAGGTAAGTCGCTATCAACTTGTCCTATGCAGAATTTAGCATCTGATCCATTTCCTGCTTGTACTATAGTTATTACATCTCCAACAGAATAATTTGCTCCAGCAGCGTTTATAGCTATAGCCGTCACAGCTCCGTTTGGTGCAGTAGCTAAAGTTATAGCTCCATTGCTTCCTCCAGCTTGCACTATTGTTAACACGTCTCCAGCTGTATATCCAACTCCTCCATCTGTTATATTAAAAGTTAATATCGCTCCTGCTCCACTAACGCTTAAAATATTCCCAGACATTCCGCCACCTTGTAATATTGTAAAAGGAGCAACACTATATCCTGTTCCTGGAGTTAATGCGTTTGTTGTTGGTACTGGAACTGTAATATCAACTGTTAATCCTGCTGGTACAGTAGCTGGCGAATTAGGCACAGTAGTTACATCTGTTGTAGCTAAAGCCACACCCGCTACATACCCTGAGCCTGCCTCAAAACCTGCGTAGTAAGGATTAGCACCTGTAAAAGTAGGATCTAAATTTAATGCTATAACTTTATTTTGTATGCCTACTACACCTGATAATATAACTCTAATATTACCTGCTGATCCAGCGTATATTAAAGACCCATTTAATTTAGTACCTAATGTTCCTGACTGATTTTCAAACAACCAAGCAGAAGAGCCTACTGGCACATCCGCTATATTTGCAACACCTGCACCTCCTGCAGCTGTAAGAGGTAATGCTTTACCTACAGCTCCGTTAGTTATTCTGTATATTCCCATAATTTTTATTTATTTTTTATTATTGCCTATATGTTTTGCTTTTTCCCAAGATCTACCCACAAAGTACGCTCCGTACACTGTCATTAGTAATACTTGGAAAATCGGCACGTATTCTTTTGCTACCTTAAAGGTTCCAATGTTACCATCCGCGAACGCAAGAATAGAGAAAATAAATGTTAAAAAGATTAAGACAGCTGGTCTAATGTTTTTAGATAACCAACTATCTGATTTCATATCCGCTTCCCATCGATCAGTTACTTGTTCTTGAGCTTCTGAATCAGCTTTCTCAAGAATTTCTTGTATTAATCTTTGAGCTTCTAGTTTCTCCTCTTTAGTTGTTGTAAGGTTGTCGATTATAGTACCAACTTCTTTTATAACATTACCGGTTAACCATGCGAATATCTTTTTCATCTATTTTTTCTTTGATTTCTTAAAAGCTTCCATTCTAGCTCGTTTTGAATCTTGCTTAATTTTTAAAGCTGCTTTCTTAGAATTGCGATCAGCTGTCATAGTTGCTTTTACTTTATTTCTAGCTACAACTTTTGTTTGATTCTTTGCTTCTGCATTTTCTACACCTGTCAAATATTTGTTCCACTGGCCTTTAGTAGCATCAAAAGGATTTGCATCTTTATTTGAAA